ATAAACTGGATTATCGAATTTATCTAATACAGGATTACCATTTGAATCAAGTTTAAGTGTTTTTGTTCCAGCAGACTTGATAGGGTAGGTGGAGTTACATAATTTCATAATAGTAGTCAAATTCATTTTATTATCATCTGGATTGGTAACAACTAACCAGTTATTATTCTTGTGATTGACTACATCACCAAATTGAACATCTCCAATACGAGTCAACAAATAACGTTCATTTTCTTCTTTAAATTGAATTATGACTGATTTTGTAATCCCATTGATTGAAACTGAATAGGTTTCAGGTGAACTGTTCAATAATTCATCAAAGGCAGCAGTTGCATTTTGTGAAAACTCATCATTTTCATAACCAGAGAAATAATTAGAGGAGGAGGTTAGATACCAATTTGTAGACATTCATTTTACCTCCTAATTATCAAAAATATTGGTTTTCAATTTGTCAATCATAACTGCAATTTGACTTTCCAACTCAACCATTGCTTTATTGATGTTAGATTTACTATCTCCTGAGCCAGTTAACTTAATGTCTCTACCAATTATATTATTTAACTTTAATATTCTGTCACGTTCTTGACTTAAATACTCCTTATACATAAGAGTTCCTAATAATAGAATTTCAGGTCTAGTTAAATCATTGGTTATTTCATTTAGGGTATCATTGTAATCAAGAGAATATAAATCTAATTCAAAAGCCCCAAGAGAATTAATGAAGTATTGTTCTTCTAAAGTAGTATCAATAACCGTTTTACTTTTAAATTTTGAATGGAATACATCAGCAATTTTTTGATAAGGAGTAGACACTCTACATCACTCCTATTTCTTAGTTTCAAACTTAAATCCAGTATATTCTTCAATAAATTTAATTTTTTCATAATCATTCACTTTAAGTTTCTTTGCTTCTTCAACTAGAATTAATTTTTCACTTTCTAAAATTACATTTTCTTTAACATGTTTTTCGAAAGTTGATTGAGACTTATATTCGAATAATTTTTTAATCTTTTCTGAAGTTAAAACATTTTGAGGTTCTTTTCCTTCTTCATCCTCAAAACCAAGAAATACTCTTGTTTCTTTATCCTCAATAAAAATTTTCGCATGTGAACCTTTTCCATCTAATCCAGTGAACATAGTATTATTCGCAAAAACTTGTGCTTGAATTTCACCAATTTCTAAACGGTTTACACCTTTAGCAACTAATTTTACATCTCCTGATCTTTCTAAACGAGGAAAATGTAAATCCCATTCACAAAGGTTTTTTACAGAAACACGACTATTTAAATCAATACCCATTATTCATTCTCCTTTTTTATGACAGGGAGGAAATAATCCTCCCTTAATGTTAAATTATTTAATTATTAAAGTGTTGGAATAGAGAAGTTAGTATCAGAAATTAGACCAATTTGATACTCCATACCAGTAGCGACACCTGCACCAATTTCCATATCGAAACGAGTTAATTCAGTTCCAGTAACAACATCGTTACCACTCATTGAAGTTAATCCACCTCTACGGAACACTTGAAGAGGAGATACTGCTCCTTGTGGTAAAACAAATAGCAATCCTTCAGGAAGATATGGCTTGAAGTTGTCACCTGCTGTATTTAATTGAGTTAAATTGTATTGGTTAGGTAGTTCTACAACAGGAGCAGCGTTATAAAATGATAAAAGACCATTTTGACGAATTTCATCCATTGCTGTTTGAGAAATATTGTTTACAGATGGAGAAGTAGAAGCAATTCCAGAAAACGCATTTAATTGTGAAGCAACAGAATAATCTCCAGCAATTGAAGGTTTACCAAAACGTCTAACTTTCTTTAATACATCATCTACAGAAGTTTTAGTAATACCAGCAGCTTCTGCAAAATATTTAACTCCAGTAGCATTTTTGATAGCATTGTACATTTGAATAACAACATAAAGCATTGCCTTGTTCATCATATCAACTTGTACTTGTTGCATACCTTCGGCAACTCTGTCAAGGTTTCCAGAAGCAACTTCACGGTAGTTAACAGCGTAACCAGATGAAATTGTGCTAGTGGAAATAGGGTATTCGCTCCAAGAAGTTACTGCAAACGGCACATCACCTTGAGAAGCTTGGAAAGCAGAACGAATGCTATCATGCTTGTAAGTTTTCATTTTTGGTTGCTCATCATATCCGATGTCATGGAAATTTCCCATGAAGCTGAAAAGTTGAATAAGATTTGCTAATTTTGGTTCAATTGCATAACGAACGATAGTATTAATCTCTGCTTTTGCAGTAAAATCTCCATTAGTTGCTCTTTGAGCTAATTCTTTTACGTGATTCATTACAGTGTCAGCTTTTTTACCGTATTTAGATAAGTCTTGACCAGTAGCGATTGCGTTGAAAATTTCAACAACAGGGGATTTTGAATTTAGTTTATCAGTAGAAAATTGAGCGTCATTACGCTTATTGTTTAATTCGAAAGAAAACATTAAATATACCTCCTAAAATATTAGTTTAATTTTGTTTAAATTACTTTACACGCACAACAGCGTAGAAACCTTGATCACCAAAAGTAGTCTTTTCTAATACTTCAAGGTAAACTTTGTAGTTAGTGTAAACAATAGTTGTTCCATCTGCTTTAATCCATTTACCAGAACCATCAACAGCAGGGCATAGTTTGTCACCAACAGCAACAGAAGCATAAGCAGTAGAAACAACAGCAGCATCTAATTCAACCGTAAGGTCTTTAGCATCGGCTAAGTTAAATGCACGTACATATTCACCAATTTCAACTTTGAAATCTTTTTTGTTAAGAGTTTCAGGTTTGTCGATAATATTCTTTACAACATAAACTTCTCCTTGTGCTTCAGTAGCATTAGCAGGGGCAGTAGCTTGTTTAGTTGCATCTTTAGGAAGAACCACCAATCCGTTTTGTAATTGTGCAACTGCTTTGCAACGTGGGTTGTTACGTACTTGTTTGAAAGCACCAATAGTACCAAATTTAAACATCTATTTTTCCTCCTTAGTAATTTTAAAATTTAATAATATAGTAAACTGTCATTTTGACAGTCTATTAATATAATTCATCAATAGTAGTTTGGTCTTCGTTATTTACTTCATAAACATCACTATAAATGTCATCTACTTTACTATTCACTTCTGAATTAGCATTTTTGGTACGTTCTTCAACAATTTTTTGAGCAATAGCAGAATTGATTTCAGAAATAATTTCTTTCATAAGTTCTGCTTTAGGCTCTTTATTAAAAGTCTCAATCTTTTCTTTAGCAACCGCTTTTTCTTCATCTGAATAAGTTACTAATTTTTGATTTAATTCACCAATCAATTTTTGGTCTTCGATTTTTTGTTTGAACTCACGAAGTTCATTTAATTCTTTTTCCATTTTTTCTTTTGCTTTTTTGTTTTCTTCAAGTTCTTTTTCCTTACCTTGAAGTTTAGCATTAACCTCTTTTAATTCTTCAACTGTAGAATTAAGTTCAGTTTGCTTTGATTCTATTTTTCCATTTAACTCAGCAACAGTAGAATCTTTAACTTTTACTTCGTCTTTAAGATTGTTGATCTCAGAACGCTGTTCATCAATCTTATTGTTTAATTCAACAACTGTTTCTTTCATTTCGTCATCCTCCTTGACTTTATTATTTAACTCTAAAAGTACTGCACTATCATCTGCTGGTTCAATCCCTAAAATTGCGTCACCTGAAAAATCAAATATCTTAGGAACACGACCAGTTTCTTTCCATCCATCTTCATATATGATTAATTCGTTTCCGTCTTTAGCACATATTTCTACAGAAGTTTCAGGAAAATCACCATCAAACATTTTACTTTTCAACCATTGGACAAATTTAGGATAGCGTTGATTATAAATATATCCTTCCGCAATCAATACCCTTTTATTTTCTCCATTGATTTCAATTGTATCTATGAATCCATTTTCAGTTACACCAACTACTACTGAATTTTCAAAGAGAGGAACACCGTCTTTTACATCAGTCATACCATGACCAAACGGTTCATCTTTATCCCAATCTGATAGGAATTCAACACATAGTGGCATACCTTTAATTGACTCCAGATTGTTTTGTATATATTGTTCTCGCCAGCTAATACCATTTTTGTTATATTGAGTTATATCATTATGTATCTCTAATACAACCCATTTTACATAAGTCCTACCACTAATTTTCTTGTTTTGGTTTAATTCAAGAATAGAACTTTTCAACAAGTGTCACCCCCCTTCATTGTCTAATTTGGATTCTCGTTAGACCCATTAGTTTTAGACTTAATTGTATTCTCATTCTGAGATAAATCGTCAGAAGGTCGACCTGCATCTTTTCCATCTTTATTTGACATGGTAAATGACGTAGCGTGGACAGGATATTTTTCATCAAACTTTTCTTCTAACTCATAATCCATCATAGATAAATACGCTTCAGGATTAAAACCTGTGGAAGCAATCCACGCAGTTAAACTACCTCGCCCAGAAGTATATAAGTCTTTCATATTACCAACCATTTGTTTACGGTTAACATGAGTAATAGGGAGATAGTAGACTTCTACAAATACTTTTGAATCTTTAATTAAATTAGCATTGATAACTTTATTAAATTCTTCTTGAATTTGTTCAAGCCAAGCGAATATTTCAGCAGAAACCATTTCTATGTTCGTTTGTTGCGAACTAAAGTTTCCGTCTTGTCCATTCAAAGCAGAACCAGCAAACCCTAAATTTGTTGAGATACGTTTAATTAATTCATCTTCACCTTTTGCTTTAAGGAAATCCACATTTGTTGTAATCTTATCCAATTTAGTTCCTGAAGCAACTGAGAAGAAGTTTAACCCTTTACGTGAACCCCTAGAGAATAATGCACCCTTAATATTGTCATGCTGCTGTTTCTGTTGTTTTTGACTTAATGAAGAAGTACCTTTTGTTTCACCTTCAGGGAAAGTTTGATATACAATTGTTGAATTAATTTCGTCTAAGATATTCCGTTTAGTATCAATGAAATATTCATCATATAACATATCAATAAAAGCAGATAAACCAACTGGTCTACCCCAACGTTCATCAATATTAGCCCTCACCTTAGTACAAATTGTCTTATTATTATCAAGAACTGCCCATTTTTTATTTAAGTCTTTTTTATAGTTTTTGTAATGTTCTCTAATTTCTTTAGGAAACCGTTTAAGTTTAAGTGATAAGCCGTTACTTAAAAATTGATCAAAATAAGAAACATCAAAAGCTACAACGTAAGATGAATTCTTGCGTCCTATAATTCTACAGTAATCAATTGGAAGGGGAATAGCTGAACAGTTGAATTCAGAGTTGATTTCGCTAACTGCTTCAATATCTATATCATTCATATATTTTGGTAAGTCTTGACTTTCAGTAGTTTCAAAATAATAGAAAGAAGTACCATCTACTGCTAACTTATGTAGAATATCTCTAGCAATCAATTTATCTTTCATTTTTCTTAATGCTAGAAGATACATGTCTTTGTTTTTCTTAAATCGAATATGATTTCTATTAAGACTATAAATTACTCTATCAAGAGTAGGGAGAGCAACCATGTAATCTATTACATTTGTATAAATACCATTAGAACTGTATAAAAATCTTGAAGTTCTTCTAATTTCACGATTATTTGCTATGTAATCTTTAAGCCATTTCTTAACTTGTTCATAATTAATGACATTATAGTACGTTCCCATAATTAAAGATTCAAGGGAAGATAGGTTGGTGTTAAACTCGTAAGAGACTTGATTTTCTTCTGTCACGTAAACACCTCCTTTTAATTATTTTTGTTTAATTGAAGAAGAATCCGAATTCGTAATCGGAATTTTCTTTTTTAGTGATATTCTGTCTTCTTAACTGTTGTAAATACCATGCCAACATTGCTATTGTATACGCTCGGTCATCACCCATTTTATTTTGTTTATCAGGTGGTAAATCATATCTAACATTTCCGTTTGTACTCTTAAATGCATAAATACTTACTAATTCTTCTTTAGCAATATCAATGTTAATTAATGATGCTTCTTCTTCAATTGTAAGTTTATATTTAGTTGCTTTTCCTTCATTGTTGTTAAATATTAATTCACCTTTGTAATCGTAATTTTCAGTAAAGGATATTAAGTCTAATTTCATCATTTCAATTAATGCTTCAAACATTTCACGTTTATATTTTTGAGGTGAAAGAAGTTTCAGTTTATCAACTGCATTAGGGTATTTACTCAAATAAGTTTGATATTCTTCATGGGAAGCATCAATTACCCCTCTATGAGTAACTCCTTTTTCATCTGTCCAATCTTCTAAAAGACCGTCTGCCCATGCACTCATACCTGCACCACCAGCACCAGCGTCAATCATTACAGCTTCAATGTTTTCATAATCTGCAACTTGATTTCCGTTAAAATCAATAAGCATTCGTTTAAAGTCTTTAATTTGATCAGGGGTTTTCATAGGAGTTTTCTTTTTCTTTTCAATGTCAGTCCAACTTACGTTATGAACTATTTTCATTTTATAACCAACATTTTCATCAAAAATAATCTCACCAACAGTACATACAGAATTATCATGGTTTCGTGCAGGGTCAACAGCCATAGCGAATTTTTGATTGCTTGGATTCGCCAGTGTAGGTGGTCTTAATGTTGAATTTCGAATAATCATTGCACGTTTAATAATTTGTTGGTCTGAACCTTCAGTCGTGAAAATATTCTTATACTCTCGCATTGCTTTTTCTTTGTTTTCACGCATTGCAGCATCAACAGTTTCTTGAGATAGAAGGGAAACAGGGTATAATTTTCCGTTAAACGTTGCGTTAATAACTATATCTGAACTAATATCTGCAACGAAATATCTCTTGTCACCTAAAAACATTTTCTTTGCAAAATCGGAATATTTTCTAAAGAAATATGTGTCTGTTGATGAAGCAGAAGAAGCATAAATTAATTGGTTTGGCATTTGTTTAGGGAAGAGAGTAACGTCAACATCTCCACCTAATCGGAAGTCACTGTTCTGTACTGCAAACGGTTCAGAAGTTGTAAATAATTCATCAGGAGCAAATCCTGATTCATCATAAAAATTTAAATTTGACCGTTTAGAACGGTTGTTATCAAATGAACCATTTAGTGAATTTACAATAGAACCATTATATAGTTTGTATTGAAAAGAAGCAGGATTGTGAGTGAATCCATCAGTATTAGCAGCACTTTTAACTGTTTCGTTATAGAAGATATCTGTCAGACCTGTAAAAGAAGCAATTTCACGTTTTGCTATCTTTTCAATTTTCAAGAACATTTCTTGTGATTGAGAACCCACACCAGCAAGAATATACGCTTGGAAGTTTGGTATCAATAAACTTTTAGCCATAATAAAAGGACTTCCCAATGTAGTTTTACCACTGTTACGTCCCATACACCAAAGTACATATTGTTTATACCAACTTTCCATAAAGACATACTTTTGATAATCAAGTAATTCCATTCCGAAAAATCTCTCTACAAATTTAACCGGATTTTTTCTACCCCATTGAATAATTTCAGCTAACTTCAGATAACCTTCAATTTTTCTTTGTGATAAATTTTCCTTACTCATCTATATCACTTTCTAACTTTCTGTATTTAATTATTTCTTTTTTTAAAAGTCGGTTTTCTTCTTCAAGTTTCATTACTCTAGTATCCAAGTCTTGAATGATTTCTTTTTGTTCCATTATCATAGCTGTATAATCATTTTCATCAAACTGTAACTGTGCAAAAATACTTTGATTACTTAAATCAGCAACTTGTCTAATGCCCTGTGCAGTTTCAATATCAAAAAGATTAACTTCTCCTTCTTCAAAACCTTTTTCTTGAAGAGTCTTAATAATTCCAGATAAAGTTCCTGCACCCTTACTTTTTTGGTTATTATGTTTTACAGATATACCATTATCCTCAGCAAGTTTCATTAAGGAAGCAAGGATATTTTTCTTGGAGTCAATTAAAGACTTAATACCACCTGAATTTGTAGCTAATTTACCGACATCACTAGTAATATTGGTAATTGCGTGATTAATCTTATCAATTTGATTGAATCCTTTTACAATCTCAATGACAGCTTGAAGTTTAAAGCCATCTTCCAATGCACTTTCGTCAAGAAAGTCAACAAGTCTATTATATAATTGTTTTTTATCCTCTTTTGACTCGTGTTCAAAAGGATCATAGCCAAGCATTCTTAAAACATCATCTTTACTTCTATCATCAAGAACTATTACATTTTGAATTTCTCCATCTTGAGCTTGAATAATTTCATTTGACCCATCTTGATTAAATTCAAATTCACTATCTAACCAAGTATAGGTTTTGTAGTTGAGGATTACACTCTTATAGTACAGTCCAAAAACGTTTCTTTTAGTTTTTTCTGATTCTTCTACTGAACTAATCCATTGTGAAAACAAAAACGGACGATTCATTTCTAATAAAACAGATTTAACTGAATCAATTGATTCTTGAGACATTGGATCATCTAATTTTAAACTCGACTGAATACATGTTTTGCAGACCGGATATTTATTGTCAGCATGGTTAAGAGAACTTGATATGTAAAAGTCTTCTTTGAAACGTTTTAATTTTTTACATTTTAAACATTCCTTTTTTGTTGAATCATTTTTCTTTATCAAATTTCCTCACCACCTTTTATTAATATAATCTTGTTTAAATTTTTCAAATTGTTCCTTTGAATTATCTTTATTTCCATAGATAGAATGATATTCCCGATGGATTGTTGCGACCAAAGGAACACCGAATCCATACTTATAATGTTTTTCTAAACATAAAACTTCAATTCTTTTTATTTCTTCTGGAGTGTATTTACTTATTTTATCTAATACAGGTATCTTCAAATCTCGTAATGTTTCTTCGACAATCTTATAAAAATTATATAAATGATGTAACTCGAGATTCTCATCTTCACCTGTGATTACACACTTAAAATTATGATGAGCAAATGAATCCATTTTCCATTTATCAATTTTTGTTCTCAAATGAGTGTAAAGATCGGTGATCCCACCTTTCCACATGTAGCAGTTTTCTTTAGATATTTTTTCATATCTACACGCTTTACACCCACTGTTATAATTTTTAACAATACAATACGATGTAGTTTGCACACCTAATTCCATATGCTTTGAACATATAAAATCAATTGGTGATGAATAATTAATATACTCACTTAACATGGAATATCCTGCATTATCAAAAACTTCTTTTACCATTAATATATCTTCTCTATTTTTCTCTGAAACTGATACACTAAAACTATCAAGTTTAGAATTATGAGATATTCCATATGTAACACTCATGTATTCTTCCGTTTTCTTACCACGACATTTTGCACAACAATCTTTATTAATAGTGTTTTTCTCGTTTTGTTCAATATATTTGAAATAAGGTTTTTCAATAATTTTAGGACAATAATCACACTGTACTTTAACTTTTATATGAGAACCTTTAGGTAAGTCTTTTACAAATACAGTTATACATGTGCCTCTTGGAACTGTTAACTCATTTATAGGTTTTCGTTTACTACTTCTATGTCTAGGAATTTTATAACCTAAATTTTCAAAGTGTTTGATATTTGTAGAACATAATTTTACTTCAACTTTTTCGCTTAATAACATGATTTGATCATCCTCCAATTAGTTATTATTGAAATTAAAAATGTAATCACTTTTTCAGCGACCACTCTGTAAGAGCATTATTTAACTCTTCTGTACGATTAAAAACCCAAAAGTCTCTATTAGTTTTTTCATTATGACCTTTGTGTAAATATCTAAAATCCTTTTTATAAACAAGAAAACTTTTCAATTTTCCGCTATAACAATAAAATAAATTATTTTTATTCATCTCATCCATCCTTAAAATTATAGATTTTTTAAATTATAAGAGAATCATTTAATTGACACTTGTACCACCAAGGAAAAGGAGAGGAGG